GCCGTTCGCGACGGCGGCCAGGATCAGCCACGCCACCACGGCAACACGCCGGAGGAAGACAGCATCGTGATGATCGTCTCCGGCTACGCGGCCGTCTTCAACTCACTGTCGCGGGACATCGACGGCTTTCGCGAGCGGGTCTTGCCGGGTGCCTTCGACGACGCGCTGGCCGGTGATCCGCACATTGAGGCGCGTGTGGGGCACCAGAGCTTCTGGACCCTTGGCTCAACGGCCGACGGATCGCTGCAGCTCCACGTGGACGAGTTCGGGCTCCACTACCGCGTCGTGGTGGACAGTGAACGGGTCGAACGCCACATGCACTTGTTCTTTCGCGGCCAGGGCAGCAGCTTCAGTTTCGACCCCGACCAAGTTGCTGACACTTGGCAGCTCGATGGCAACTACATCGTGCGAGAACTTCATCGCATCGGGTGTGTTGTTGATGTCGGTCCGTCTTGCAGTCCCACCTACGCGGGCACCACCGTGAATCTCGATTCACCAACCGCGGCTCGACGCTGCAGACTGAGTGTGTGCAATGACTGACGTAACCGAGACCAACGCTCAACGGCGGATCCGCCAGCACCGCGATCGACGCACTGCTCCAGGTTGCTCAACGCCTGAACGGATCTGTCGGCACCAAGGAACTACCGGAGGCGTGATGATCACTCCAACGATGCCACCCACGAGCCGCCACAGCGCCGAGGTCGCCGCGCTCTACAGGATATTGGTGGATCTATCACCAGCCAACGACCAGCCGCCAAGCGAGTGCAGCATGGAACTGTTGGGGCGTATCGGCTCATGGGTGGAGCAGGGCAACCGAGAGCAGTACCCGCAGTGCTGCATCCGACAGTTCGTCGTAGACATGTTGGTGCTGAAGACGGGCAACGGCCGCCGCACGGCCGAGGGCCAACCGCCGGCGGATCATCGGGTCCGTACTCGACACCCAGTCGATGGCCGCATGATGTGTGACCAGTGCATGCGTGAGCAGGAGCAAGACTGATGCCGTACTCACCACCCACCCTGAACCAGCGCCGACGTGGGCGGCCTGCGCTCCGCGAGCGCACCACTGCGGCCAGTCGGTTCCGGTCATCAGCCCGATGGCAACGGTTCCGCAGCTGGTATCTCAACGCGAACCCTCTCTGCGAGGACATATTCGGAGACCACAAGCGAGACGGCGTGATCGTGTCAGCCACCGATGTCCACCACGTTGTCAGCCTGGCGACAGCACCACACCTGGGCCTGGATGAGGACAACGCAGCTGGACTCTGTGTTCGATGTCATGCTCAGATCGAATCACGTGAGCGTCGTGGTGTGAGCACACAGATGCTGTTCACCAGGGGGGACGGGGGTAGGGGCGGGGTCGATAGGCACCCGAAAGTGCTCTCACACCCACGCCCCCCTAGAAGCGGATTTGGCGACGTTCCCACCGATTTGCCCGCGGCTTCCAGCATCGTCCAGAGTTCTCCGCCGCCATCCAACGACCTCCACAATCACAAGGGTACTTTTCATGGGTAAACGCGGACCACGACCGACACCAACTGCCCAGCTGCGGCTGGTCGGTTCACGCCGGCTTGAGCATCGCGGCGACGAACCGCAGCCTCAACTCGGCACACCCCGTGCGCCGACCTGGTTGTCCAAAGAGGCGGCAGCGGAGTGGAAGCGGATTGTGCCCGAGCTGACAAAGATCGGCGTGTTGGCATTGATCGACCGTGGAGTGTTGACCGGCTACTGCGAAGCGTGGTCGCTGTATCGAGAGGCAACCATCGCACTACGCAAGACGGGATCGACCTACGCCACATCGGTAGGCACGATGGCTAAGCACCCGAACGTGGCGGTGTTGACTGAGCACCGCACTGCGTTCCTGAAGTTCGCGCAGGAGCTGGGCCTGAGTCCGTCGGCGCGGGTGCGTCTCACATCGCGAGCAAGCTCACCGTCCGATCCGCTCGGCCAGTTCGTGGAGAGCAAGGCATGATCGACACCGCGACCAGGCAAGCCATCCGCAACGAGGCCGACGAGCATGCTGTCAAGAACGGCTGCTGGTTCTCCGAGGAACGGGCCGATCACGTCTGCCGGTTTTTCGAGGAACATCTCCGGCTGAACAAAGGCAAGTGGGCCGGTGAGCCGTTCAAGCTCATGGACTGGCAACGCAACGACATCCTGCGCCCGCTGTTCGGTTGGCAGGACGCACACGACAGCCGGCGGTTCCGGCTCGCGTTCATTGAGATTCCCAAAAAGAACGGTAAGTCGCAAATGTGCGCGGGCATCGCCCTGTACATGTTGGCCGGCGACGGCGAGCAGGGTGCCGAGGTCTACCTGGCTGCCGCCGACCGCAACCAGGCGGGGATCATCTACCGCGGCGCGACATCCATGGCCAAGGCCAGCCCGTTGCTGCGTGACTACGTGATACCGCGCGACTACACAAAGCACCTGGCACTGCCGTCCACCGACAGCTTCCTGCGCGTGCTATCGGCAGACAGCTACTCGGCCGAGGGCCTTGATGCGAGCGCGTGCGTGATTGACGAGCTGCACACACAGAAGTCCAGGGATCTTTGGGACTGCTTGAAATACAGCGGCACTGCCCGGCGACAGCCGCTGATCGTTGCCGTCACGACCGCCGGCTGGGATCGCAATTCCATCGCCTACGAGATGCACACCAGGGCGCAGCAGGTGATCGACGGCATCATCCTCGATGATTCGTTCTTTGCTCATATCGCAGCTGCGGCCGAGGATGACGACTGGACCGACCCGAAGGTACACGCCAAGGCCAACCCGGCGCTCGGCACGATCTTCTCAGCGGCGGACATGATACGAGACTGCCGCGAGGCGCAGGAATCCCCGGCCCGCGAGAACGTCTTTAAGCGGTATCGACTGAATATCTGGACCGAGCAGGATGTCCGCTGGCTGTCGATGGACAAGTGGGACGCGAGCGCAGGCGAAGTTGACGCCGCGGCACTGGAAGGGCAAACGTGCTTCGCCGGTCTCGACCTGGCAACGACGACCGACCTCAGCGCCTTGATTCTGCTGTTCCCTGACGACGACGGCGGCTACAAGTTGCTACCGCATTTTTGGGCACCGGAAGAGAACGCCCGGCTGCGTTCGCGGCGTGACAGAGTTCCATATTTGGCATGGGCCAAGCAGGGACTGCTCACGCTGACGCCAGGCGACGTTACAGACTACGCAACGCTGCGCCGCGACATCAATGAGCTGGGCGACAAGTACGAGATACGCGAACTCGGAATCGACCGACTTTTTCAGGGTGCGCAACTCGGCGTCGAGCTGCAGAACGATGGTTTCCGCGTCACCGCGGTCGCCATGTCGTTCATGTCATTAGCAGCACCGAGCGCCGAACTCGAGCGACTGGTCCTGTCCGGCAAGCTGCACCACGGCGCACATCCGATCATGCGGTGGATGGCCGCGAACGTGACGGTCGAGACGGACAGCAGCGGCAACATCAGGCCGTCCAAGAGCAAGAGCACCGAAAGAATTGACGGCGTCACCAGCACGGTGATCGCGTTGGCCCTGGCCATCGGTGCGGAAGAGGGAAGCGCGTACGACGACCATGGTGTTCTCGTTATCTGACAACTACCTACACACGGAGCAACCAATGACCGCAACACAAACAATGAACGAAATGCTCGCCGCCAACGAGAAGTCGAAACGCATCGACGCATGGCGGCGCTACAGAACGCGAATCAAGGACGCGGCGGCTGTCGTGCAGCTCGACGTGAAACAGGCTGGCACACTGGCGGACGCGGCCAATGCCGCCGGTGTCGAGGAGTCGGACATCGAGCGGCACATCAGCGCGGTCCGAACGCACCAGCAGCACACGGCCCGGATCAAGGAACTGCAGACCGAAGTGCCGGCGGCGGATCGCAAGCGTGAGACGCTGGTGGCCGAACTGCACACCCTCACCGACAAGCTGAACGAGCTCAAGGCCGCGATCGGCAACACCACCAGCCCTGCGCGCGAGCGGTCGCACCTGGAGGAGACGATCCGTCGCATCGAGACGAAGCACAGCATGATCTTCAACACGGAGGTGAGCTGATGAAAGAGCGAGCGATGGATACGCCGCAGGATCTCAACGGACGACGCCACGCCGCCCTCGACGCATGGCGGTTTGGCCCCCTGTGCCGCCTGGGCTACAAGATCAGCGGCCGGGACGAGAAGGGCTTCACGGCGACCGACCCTGACACCGGCAAGAAGATCCGGCGGCTGACCTTCAAAGCCTTTGACA